TATTGCAAATGTATTTTTATAGCTTTTATTATCTTCTACTAACTTATCATAATTATCCTTATAAGGTAGTCTATTTAATACATCTTCCTGAATTTTAACTAAAATATTTTCCTGTTCAGTAATTTTATTTTTCAATGATAATATTTCAGCACTTTCATCTAAAATATTCTTCTGTTTTAAATCATAAATTTCTTTCTTCAAAATAGAGATAGTAGATTTATTGTCTTTCAATTCTTTATTCTTAAATGCTAAATCCTTTTGTAAATTCTCAATTTGTTTATCTTTTTGACGTAATTCTTTTGAATATTCTTTATTATTACTATTGCTTTTATTATTGTTATCACTAATAATGTCATTTAATTCTTCAGAATCTTTTACATTTTCAACTTTAGTTACATTTATGAATTTTTCAAGTAATTTCTTTTTCTTATCTACGGTTTTATCTATATCGTTTTTATAAGTTTCTGCAAATTTAAGTTTGGGATCTACTGACATCATTTTAATATTCATTTTATCACCTCTATTTGTATAATATTATAGTATTATATAAAACATATAAAAATATTATACCATTTATAAGTGATAAAATAAAGTGTAAATGATATGAGAAGGAATTGCTCATTGTGTCGAGTGAACATTATCATCTGATAATTATATTAGTATTCTAAATTACTTTTTCAATTTAAACTTACTACAAACTAAATCTTTAACTTCATCAATTATCCTTCCTTCTAAACTTTTTACTAAAATACTGCATCTACCATCTTTGTATCTACTACATGTGATGCAATTACTCTTGAATACTTGTAATTGTTCGTTAGTAGGAAATATTAGCTTATTTTAGATTGATTAATTAATATATTATCATAGGCTTCTTTGTACATCCATTTATATCCACCTGATGTTAATTGTTTTCCTTTACAACATTTACATATACCATCAGATGGTGTTTTAGTTGTATTAGATGCTTCTACAATTGTTACATATGTATTTATAAAATCTCCATTTAAATTAAATTGTATTACTGCACGAGCACTAGGATTTTTTTTCACCTTTATTGGCTTGACTCCTTTTATATTTTTGTTCTTGTGTATATCTTTCTTCATATTTATATTTTTCACTTATAGTTTTTGATATTTTTAATTTAGTTTCTTCAGAAAGTATTGTTCCTTTTTTTGAATTACTGATTTTTAATTTAGTTTCTTCAGATGTTACTTTACCTTTTTCTGAATTGCTAATTTTATTCTTATGCTCTTCTGAAAAATGAAGACCAGTATTGGTTCCTCCTCCATAAGCTATATTATAGTAGTTGTCTTCATCAACAACAGCATTATGGTTATTTATAATTTCAATTTCTAAATTATTTAATTCTTCTTTTGAGTATGCAATTGCGATAATTTCCCTTATAAAATTATCTTTACCATATTTTTTGATAGCATATTTTAATCTTTTTCCACTTCCCAAGTATAATTTCCAATGGCAATCAAATATCTTTTGTCCTATATATTTTTTGCCATTAATCATATTAGTAGTTATATAAACAAAACCATAAGGATTTATAATTTCAATATTTTTAACGTTTTCCATTATCATTACCTCCTATAGTATATTTAATCTTTTCCTAAATAAAAAACAAATCAGAGGAAGTAGTCTAGGAAAACTACTTGTCGTGTTGCAATCACTATCCTCTAATAATTATATTAGTAATCTATTTACTTTTCTTAACTTTAAATTCACTACACACAAAATCATTAATTTCTTCTTGAATGCGTCCTTCTTTAGATTTTTTAAGAATACTACAATTCCTACTATATCGCATACAATTTTTACAATTAGATTCAAATTCATTTAAACATTCTTCATTATCAAAAATACCAATGTATTCAACCGGATGAAGAACTAAAACAATGCGAGGATTTTTTGAATCATAATAAACTGCATTTGCTCTAGTTAATATATAGTGGTCATCTATATATGCAATTCCATTTATAGAATCACAGAGGCATTTCCAATAGTTTTGTTCATCCTGATCAATCCTACCAAAATAAAAAATTGCATCTAAATAATGATGTCTTGTTCTTGTTAATTCTACATCCCAATTTTGTATTTTAACTTCTTGTTTTACATACTCACTAAATTCTTTTTTATATTGCTTTGCTTCTGATGTTTCATAAATCGTAGACATTGCTTTAGGTTTTTTATTTATGTATTGTATGAACGACCTGACCGCTAAATAGTGATTGACGCTAGGTGGGATAGGACTAATTAACTTTAATATGTTTGAAATAATTTTTCACTCCTTTTTCAAATTTCTCTTGAAATAAATATTTAGGTTGAAGTTTAATACTCTTTACTATTCCTTTTTCTTGTTGAGAAAGAAGATAGACATAGAATTTATATTCAAGATCACTCGAAAAAGTATAACCATTTAATGTTCTTTTTTCTTTTGCAGATTTACTTGTATTTACGTTAAATTTTGATCTTGCCATCAATACACCTCTTTAAATTAATAATTTTAAAACAAAAATAACTACCCTAAAAAATATAAGGTAGTTATCTCTAATCTAAAAATCACAAACCATTGATATTGTTTACTTTCTAAACCTCAAAATCATGATAAAACCGAAATTTTGTGTTGATTTGGCTAAAAAATAAGGATTAATCTTAAAATTGATCAATCCTTATTTTATATTATTAAATGAATAATTATATAATAGTTATGTATAAAGTATTAAATTGTATATTGCCACCAACTAACGCACATTCGTTAGTTTATTTATTCATACTCCGGTTCAATCCAAGGCTCCGGTGGATATGTCTGAACAACTACCCCTTCCATACTGCTCAAATAACTCAAATCTGCTTGAGTAAGCTGTGTTTCATCATAGCGCGACAACCTTCTACCGTCTATATCTACTCTTGGATCTCCGAGGGTTTCACCGCTTGGCAAAGGATTCTGTGTGCTGTTAAAACTATCCAAGCTAGGCCAAACAATGTAATAATATGTCATGGTAAAATAACTCCTCTCTGCTTAAGTATTTTTTTAATCACCCGATGCTGTTTTTGTACCATGCTATTGCTAAGAAATTTTGAGTATATAAGCATGTAATACAACGTACCAACCCAATACGGTACTCCATTTGTCTGTGAACCAATCCTACAACCCACGACAGTAGAAGGATTTGCTGCTGATACGTGACCATACAATTCCTTATCAATAATCATTTTTCCTTTACTGAAAAAACTACTATAACCATAAGTAAAAACATGGGGTTTATATAAATCAAAAGAACCAGCGGCTTTAGCTAATTGTGTTGCCGTTGTTGACCCAACATTCAAACATCCACGCATATATTTTAGGTAGGGGCTTATATTAGTTGATATTCCAGGAGAGGCATTAATTATTAATCTGTCAGTAGCACTAATAGCAGAACCCAAAATACTCCCACTACTAGCAACTCCGGCAGTAATAATTGTAAAATCATTTTGGACGGATAAAGCGTTTTTGATTGTATCAGGTAAGGTTATATAATCATCATAAAAGTCTATTCCAAAAGGGGTTCTTGTTGGCATATTTCCACCAACACCAAAAGTTCCGTGATTGCCGTTTCCCGAATAATCAATTAGGATATCACCTAATTCATTACAGCGGTATTCTGCAAGCAATGAACCTCTATCTATACCATCTATTCCACTTATCATTGGTGTGTTGACTATAATTTTCATATTAACACCACCTAATATAGTTCCACATCAATATTTACAGTAGTTCCCTGTCCAGCAATTACATCAACTAAAATAATTAAATTTTTTACCGAATTAACATCAACCACTACCACCTGATTAAGTGGTTGACCGCTTATACCACCTAAAAGTGATAGTGAATTCAATTCTACAGCATACCAATCAGTAGAAGTATTATTTTTACTAAAGAAAGGCACTATACTAACAGAAGGAGCAAGTCTAAAATCAGTTACAGTAGATTTTATATAAACGTATGCTTTTGTTTTATCAATACACGAAATTGCTTCAATCCCCGCAGTAATATAACTATTATTTGCTACGAAAAGTGCGGAGGTACTAGCAATCCCTGTACCAACAACCTGAACATTTACAACTCCTGCCGAACCACCTGCTCCAACAGTTCCAACAGCGGTAATAGCACATCCTGTAGCACGTTGCGTTTCTGTGATTCTTGCAACCCAAAGAGGTGCCGTTGTAGATGTACTGAGGAAAATATCATAATATGTTGCGCCAGTCGCTTGTGGCATTGTTATATCAATTGATTTATTAACAGTAGGCGTAACAGTCACAAGTGCTGAAACACCAGCAGAACCGTGAGAATTTCCAGATGCAACACCGATACCATGAGAAACTGCTGTTAATAATCCTGCTGTTACTGGTTGGTCTGCTGCTGTGATTGTAATAACAGGAACCTTGTCTACTGCTGTTACATTTGTTCGATGTGCAATTACCGAACCTCTACTACCAGTTATCTCCATTCTTAAATTTTTTGTACCTCCATTTAATATATCTGTTAAGGGAATATTATTTGGCAATATATATCACCTTCCTTTTTTTATTAATAATTTAATTTGTAATTATTTAAATAATTAAATCCAAATTCTATCAACATTATTAGTAACTTTTACTCCAAACAATAGATTAAAAAATCCACCTATTGACAAATTATCTATAGGTGTGGTAATATTAATATATTTATTTATATTAATATTTTGTTGTATATCTGTTTGTTCGTTATTTCCTAACCAAACGTAATTCATTTTTGAAAATCACCTCATTTGTAAGAATTTATTTTAATACTTAATTACATAGTTCATTACTAAGTAAGGTTGTAAATTATTATGTGCTAAACCACCTCCTGTATTGGAAGTTCCCCAAGTTCCACTACCTGGATCTAATCTCCAATCGTTTGTGAATATATCGCTAGTATCTGTATTCGTATTATTCCATGCCGTGAATGTATGATTATGTGAAGGCATTTCGGGTGTGGTAAGAGTATGTGTTTTCTCACCACCACTTTCACCTAATGTATCAAATTCTGTTTGTGAAGAATCTAATCCAACAGGCACTTTACCTTTTAAATTAGGTAGATTAAAAGTAGTGCTACCATCACCTACACCATAAGTTGTACTAATTACGTTAAACAATGCAGAATATGTAATTCTTGATATGGCAGACCCATCACAATTATGAACAATAAAGCCATTCGCAACAAACGAATGGCAATTCTCAACTTTTATATCATATTTATATTTAAATATATCTAATTCTTTTTTACTTCTATGATATGTATTAAGTTCTCTAATATTAAATACAAATGGAACTTTTTCCTTATGTATTGCAGTAATATATTTTACTTCTGTGTGGTATTTTTCTGGAATTTTATATAGCATTGTTGGATGAATATAAGATGAAATTTTATTAAAAAATATATTACTGCTATCTCTATTTATACTTATCATTTTACCTTTTGTATTGTTTCGTTTATATAGTGTAGTATTAATTCCATTTTTTTTGAAATACTTTTGAATTATTTCTAAAGAATTATCATCAAAACCTTCTGTATGTATATTTGCTCTATAATACTCTGGATATCTATTATCTTTAGATAAACTACCATCATCCATATACCAAAAAGCAAGCCCAACATCTCCAATCATATCTAATAATTCTTCTGATACTTTTATATTATTGTTTTTACACATTAATTCACAAATATCTGGACAAAATGTCTTCAATCCTAATCCAAGTCGAATATATTCTTTTCCTTTACCATATCCACTTTTTTGCACTCCATAATATTTTGTTGTTTTAAAAATATCATTAATATACAACGCATATTCTTCTTGATTCATTCCATGTGTTGTGGAAAACAAACTGTTTTTTTTATTGAATGTCCCATCTCCTAAATATATTCCCAATAATGCTTGTTTACCTTCTTCTGTTAATGTGTCTTCATAACGATATATTATATCATATCTATTTAGATGTTGTGCCTCTATCCATCCACGTTTTGTTAATACTGGATGGTTTTTTGTTAAAGTCAATGTTCTTTTACCAAAACCTTTACCTTTGCTTATATGGATTCTCATCCAGTCATCTTTTTTTGCTGGATTTTTCATCCAATCAACAATTTTCCCTACAGACATTTTTCCTGTAACTTCATCATATGCAATTACATCTGTATTTATTTTATTATTAACAATTGTATCAATTCTTTCTTTTCTACCATCTGCTAATAAAACCTCAGTATCTCCAGTCAAACATAAATGATAACCACTAGGAGCAATAGAACCAGCAAACATTTGAACTGAACCTATTACAACACCATTAGATGCAGAAGCAGGAGCAAATAGTGTTTGAAATGCCGAATCAATTTGTATTGGTATATCTGATCCTTTTTGCACGATAATTTTGCCTACTAACATTGCATTAGTTGCAACTACTTGTGGGATTTCAGGTGGTTGACATGCTTTTGCTTGATCTAAACTAGCATCAATATCACAAAGAAATATATGTATTCGTGCAGAATCTATATCTGGTCTACACATACAACGATATACCCATATTACAGCATATTTCCCATCTGTAAGAGTTGATAATGTACCAGTTTTAGGATCATATTGG